ATCATGGCATCAGCCATTTGATATGCGGTATTAGCAATTAATTCTTGATAATTCTTATCAGCCTGAAAGTTGCTTGTTTTATAACTATCGTCATTTTCTTCGCTTGAATGATAATTTTCCCAAACTTTGAAAGCTAATGGCATAGCTTTAGCTGCAAAATAATCTCTTAAATCCATGCCTCTATCTAAAGGATTATCAAGCCAATGATGTGATTGACTTGCATCTATTGGATATTTTTGTGGAAATGCTTTCATGATTGCACCGCCATCAAAGTTCCTTTTTGCAAATCTTTAGCACTAGCAATCTTTTCTACAGCTACTTTGTCTTTGCTAAGAGCTGCATAAGCTTTGCCATATACGGCTTTTAATTCATCAATATTGGTGCAGTTCATAATGGAATCTACCCATAATTGAGTTTCTGCTGTTAAATCAGGAACTTCTTCATCAATAGCCTCAGAGGGCAAATCACTTCCAGCATAGATATAAAGGCCAATCCCAAAGGTTGCGATGCACTTGGCAAGCACCCTCATTTGAGAGTCAGAAATTTTTCTTGCATCAGGGTTCTTGATAGCCTGGTTGCGATTGTCCATAACTGGCAACTGCATTTTCATTGTTTTGCCCATAGCTGTTACTGAGCAAGAAACCATTGCAGTTTCATTAAAATAAACAATATCCCCCCATTCCCAAGTGGCCATCGGATCATGCTGGAGAAGAATATCCACAGCATAAGTCCATGAAAGGTAGGTCAAAGAGCCTTTGCGCTCTGTAAATTCATTGACATTAATTTGTCTAAGTTCTTTGTAGTTCATCACTTTTCCTTAATATGGGATTTTGGCTTCAGAAATCATATCAATTTGGTCGCAAATCAATTTATCGACCAATCCATCAAGCATTGATACTGCATGGCCTTTGATGGAATCTTCATTTTCAAGATATTTTTTAAGAATGATTAGCTGAGAAATCAGGGCTTCATCTTTATTAAACCGATTCCAAATTGCATCTTCTTTGTAGTCGATTGTTGCTGGTTTTGTAGGTTTTGTAGTCATCACTTACTCCTTAGTATTGTTCAGTAACCATGCGAGTTGCATAGTATTCATTGTATTCATAAGACAAACACCATAATTTGCGACCTAAAGCTTCAAAATCTTTGTTTTCAAGCATTTCTTCTAATTGCTTAATAACTTCTGGGTCTTGTACTCCAGAAAAAGCTTCATTGAAAGGACCCCATTTACAAGGGTTAAATTCATCCTTCATAAGCTCATTGACTTCATATTGCAGCTCATCAGAATCCATATCATCATCTTCTGGCTCATAGTAAGCATCAGCTCTATTCATTCCCATGTTAAAACCCTCCTAAAAGTGCATAAGCAAACATCAATCCAAGAACTACACCAAGACCTATTACTCCAACTACCTCAAAAAACTTGTTCATGATTATTCCCTTCCTGTCAATTTGAGAGTAATAACTGCTGTAGATTTGGTATGTTGAGCCAAGAACTCAGCAGGGATGCTGTAAGCCTTGAATACTGCTTTGTTGTCTACAGTATTTCGCTGACTAAGGGTTACACAGGCTTTGAATAAACTACCTTCATAGTAGCCTTCACCTTGATTTTTAATTTCATTCTTAATCAATTCAGCTTTTGCTTCTAAGTTAGCAATTTGAGCCATTAAGTAACCTAATTCATCAATTTTGTTGGTTTCTGTTGTCATCACTATTCCTTCATCACTTGGTTAATAAAATTTACTGCATGGATAGAATTTATTCTTTTGCAAATCCTCTGTCAAGCACTTTTTCAAGTTTTTTTCAATTATTTTTATAGGTAGATTCCCTAATAAGTATATTTTCCCATATTTTAGGTATATGATAGCGAAAAAGGAGAATTTATGAACCCATCAGATTTGTTAAAAATTGAGTTTGGAAGTTTGATAAACCTGGCTGAAAAGCTTGGTATCAAGCCTCAGACCATCTATTTATGGAACTCAACAAATGTTCCATTCAAGTATTTGCGCCAAATTGAGGAGCTTTCAGAACTTAGATTGACCAGAGAAATGCTTAGACCAGACTTATTTAAAAAGGGCTGAAATGCACTATTACCAACACAATATTGGGGATTATCGGAAAGATACTTCTCATCTATCGTTGCTTGAGCATGGGATTTATAGGCAACTTTTAGATAGTTATTATTTAGATGAAATTCCTTTAAGCAATGACCTTGCGAAGCTTATGCGTTCGCATAGCGTTCGGACTGCGGAAGAACAGCAATCGCTTCAAAACGTATTAACAGACTTCTTTGAATTGACTGAATTTGGGTATATTCATAAAAGATGTGAGGATGGAATAGCTAAATTTCATGGTAAATCAGCTAGTGCTAGAGCATCCGCAATGGCTCGCTGGAGCAGTAAACATAAAGAAGTTGATGCGAACGCAATACCAACGCAATCCGAAGGCAATGCTAACCATAAACCAATAACCAATAACCATAAACCAATAAAAAACATACAGCCTGTCGGCTTTGATTTATTTTGGGATGCATATGATAAAAAAGTAGGCAAACCAAATTCATTGAAGGCATGGTCAAAAATAACCTTCAAAGACGATTTATTACAAAAAATTGTCGAAAAGGCTAAAGCAGACAAAAAAGCTAAGCCTGATAACAAATTTCGCAAAGATCCTGAACGCTGGTTAAAAGGTCAGCATTGGATGGATGAGGTGGTTATTGAGCAAGCTTCTGAAGAAAAGCTAATGCCTTTAGGTACTGATGCTCAGATTGAAGCTGCTTATAGGATTGAATGTGGTGGTGATCCTAGTAGAGCAAGATTCAATAGTTATCAGGAAATGAGGAAGTTTGTGCAGGAATTTAGGGATAAGCGGATTAGGAATGGACACTAAAAGTGAAAAATACCGACATCAATGCGAAGTTAGATATTTGCTTGCAATCAGACATAAGGAAGGTCTTGGCGCAATCCGCAGACTTTTATCTAATTCAGGGTTTGCCCCTAGGCTACATAGAATCCAGTTCGACATGGCAGAACAATGGCGAAAAGGCAATAGAGGAACAATTAAAGGACAATGGCTATGAATCTTGAACAATTAACAGAAAACAGGGTTGAAGAAGCTTTAATTAAGCTTTCTTCTACAGATGAATCTCATGCAGCTTGGGCTGGTCAGGTTAAATACCTTGAGGAAGGCTTAAAACAAACCAAGAGCCATTCTTTCCTATTAGCTGATGGCACAGTAGCCGAAAGAGAAGCAAAGGCTCTATCAAGCGATAAATACGCACAAGCGGTACAAGCCTGGACTGAAGCTTTGAAGCAATTTAAGAAAATTGACAATGAACGCAATCATGAAATGCGAATTATTGATATTTGGCGCACTTTATCTTCTAATCGTAGACAAGGAAATATGTAAATGAAAGACTTTAGCCTCCCTTATTTGGTATCAAAAAAGCTTTTAGAAGGTTACTACGATGCCATGCTCAAACAAAATGGGCAAAGAGCCTATGAATTAGCGACTGATTTAGTGGAAATGGCCCTTAAATTACAGGACATAGCTGGTGAAGATAAAGAAGTTTGACCAAGATTTTCATGACAAATATGACCCACCAGCTAGAGCTGCGGTGTCTGCCTGGTTAAAAATGAAATGGGGATTTGACAGCAAAGATAATCCTGATAAATACGGCACAGATTTGATTATGGGCAAAAATGGTTTTAGGGTAGGTTTTGCCGAAGTTGAGGTTCGGCAATGGAGTCCAACTTGCCCTTTTGATACTATTCATGTTCCAATGCGTAAAAAGCATATGTTAGAAGTGCCTAAAACATTGTTTTTTGCATTAACTCAAGATATGACTCATGCTTATTGGATTGCTGGAGATGAAGTTTTTAAGCATCCTTTGTGGGAAATGCGAGATGATACAAAACATGAGGCTTATTATGACGTTCCCAAGCATTTATTTAAATATGTGGATTTAACTGAATTGTTTTAATGACTACAAAAGCCGAAAAAGACCATTATTCAAAATTAGCTAGGCTAGGATGCATATTATGTCGGCAGTTATCTGTAAGGGAAATAGACGATTCTCCAGTTGAAATTCACCATATAAGACGATTTGGCGGTAAACGTAGCCTAGCACCAGCAATAGGACTTTGTGCTCATCATCATAGGCTTGGAG